TATCCACATCCATTGTTGGGATATTTGCTCCATAAATATTTTCTGCGAATGAACCAACTAAGTATACTCTATAGTCTGATAAGTCAACATCTCTGTTGAACCTATTCCACCAACCTCTAAACGCGTCAAACCTTGGTTGTTCCCAAGGTGTGAAAGTTTTTATATTTCCGATTGTAAATTCAAACATATCATATACTCATTTTAATAATAACTTGTGGGTCCTGAATCAGGGAAATTATATCCATATGAATCATATCCACCCACTCCAATTGGACTTCCACCTGTACTACCACCACCTGTTCCACCACCACCTGAACTAACTACTCCACCTGTAGTTCCTGCCGAACCTACTGATGCTTGTCCTGTTGATGGGTTGGATGGTGTACTTGCAACACCACTTGATTGGAATCCACTTGACGCTAAATTCCCACCACCTGTTGCTCCTGCAAGTGATGTTCTAACGTTTGTATTTGTTGCTACAGTAACACCTGCAAACTGTAATTCAGATATAACTGAATCAGTACCTTCTAATACTCTTCCTAATCTAAACCTTTCAGGGGTTGTTGCTCCACCATCTTGTGATGTAACGTACACTTTAGAGTATGACGGGAGTGGTGTTCCTACAGGTACCTGTGCTGGTTGTGGAATCTCATAGGAGACAATCTGTCCTCTTACGTTTCTTTTTAAGTCTCTATCTACACTCATTATCTAATTACCTTAAAGTAGAAGTTGTCATCGTAGTATCTTATGTTACCACCTTGGTCAACTCTAAAACAAAATTTGTAAAATCTTTCAGGTTGTAATCCGTTGAACCAAAAGTTAAAGTAATTACCACTACTATCACAACTCAACTTTGTGTAGTTAGTATCAAATGGAACAATCACTTGTTCTGTTTCTGCGTCAACTACTGAGTAATATGATGTGGTTGGTAAATACTTTACAGTCTTCAATGGACTTGTAGAGAAACTTCTGTTAGGATATCTCTCTCTACCAAATACTCTTATTTTTCCTTTGGATGATTCTTTATATTCTGTTTGTAAATTTTTAACATAAATAATTAAATCGTCACCACTTAGTGCATCTAACGACCCTGTATCGAATGATGAGTCGTCCCACCTTGCTTCTAAGACAGGTGGATATATTGTATGTGTATCAGTTGAGAAGAACTTAATCTTACCGAAGTTGATTGTTGAATTCTCATCTGTTTTAGATTTCTTAATTATGAATCCGTTGTTTGTTCTTGTTCCATCAATCCATTCTGATACATAATCGGTTACTTCAACATCGATGTTATCAGTATTTCTGTTAAAAGATTGATAGTAATGCTTCCCACTTCCAAATGAAGAAGTAAACCATGTACCACCACCTGATGTTTTATTAAAATGTGCGTCATATTTGTTATCATTAAATCTTGCACTTGTTGTATCATGGTCAAACGATTTTATTAAAATATTATCTAACGATGCACTTGCTTGTAAATCACTACCACTTGCATAGTAAGACCATCTAAATAAGTGTTGTCCTGATTCTCTTGCTTGGAATATAATTGTTTGGGTCATACTTGACGTTATATATCTTGTATAACCTGTAAAGTCGTTTATGTCTACCAATCTACCCGTTGGTGTTTGTACTGTAAACTCAATACCTAATGGACTACCATCACCTCGTGTATCAGGGAAGTTTCCTGGCACTATATCAAAACTAGCTGTATAGTTTGCATTTTCTTGTAGAGTAAACTTTCTGTTTAGTGTTGCTCCACCAAACTTTGACGATGTCATAGTCAATGTATTGTTCAATACTTCTGCTGAACCTGTAATACCATCTAAGTTTTCAATTCCTTCATTTATTATATAAGTTGAAGGTAAGTCAGTTAGGTTTGATGCGAATTGGTCAAACACTAAAGTGTAAGGGTCGGTTGTTGTGTAAAGGAAAAAGTTATCTATATTTCCTTCTGACCCGTCTGACCCGTCTTCATCAAAATATGTAAACTGTAATTTGTGAACTCCTGGCATACTTGCTGTAAATGCCATTTTATATGTTGCTGTTGATATTAATGATTCTTGGAACCCAACGATGTCTGAGTTTAATAGAGACCCACTTGGATTGATTACATTGAAATCAACTCCTGTTAATGATTCTCTGTTAAAGTCAAATTGAATATTGTATACTGACCCCGAGTCTAATGATGATGATAGGTTTGCTGTACCACCACTAAAATCTGATGCTGACATAATCAATCTACCACCCGATACGAATAGTAATGGGTCATCTCCGTTTGTACCTTTTATCTTGTCAACTAATTCAAAGTTACCAACACTTCCTGCGAAGTTGTAATATGCGTTTAATGAACTTAGTGTATCTGCGTTTAATGCTTTTCCTTCTGTAGAATTATCTACGTCCCATTTAGAACCACTGATTCTAAATACCCAATTTGATGCGTGTTCACTTTTTGGTGTATCATTAAATTGACCAAGTCCTTCATTCCATGATTCTTTTAATGGGTATACAAATAAATCAAAGTCGTCTTGGAGTTCTGCACTTTCTATATTTTCTAATCTTAGTCTATATTGAGGTGACGTGATTGTTCCGTCTGCTACAGAGGATGATATTGGTGTCAAATCGAAACCAAGAAGTATTCTACTGTTTCCAACAAACGTTATGTTGTCGTCACCATAGAACTTACCTACTTCGAGAATTTGGTCTTTACCTGTATTCTGAAGTTTCAGGTTGTCCTTCTCGTAGATAGTGTTGTCTTTATTTGGGTATATTCTATATATCATTTCTCACCTCTTAAAATAATGGTACCACTCTACCTCTAATGTCTGTATCAGGATATTTAACCTCGAATATAGACGGGTCTTTAGGTGGATAGATTACACCATTTCTTGTTGCGTATTTCATGTCGTATCTTCTCGGTGAGTAGGTTCCACCATACTTGTTGGTGATTTGTAATCCACCAAGTCCATCTTTGTCAGGTCTTACAACACTCTGTACACCATCCACGTCATCTAACATGACATATACATCCGACAATAATATCGGTTGATTTATTTGTTGGTTGTCTACTTTAAAATAATCTCTTAATTTACTTATACATTTTAAAAGTATTTCATTTGAGTTGTAATTTGGTTTTACTACTATCTCGAAATCGATTCCTATATTTACAATGTATGCGTTTTTGATGTTAATCGCATCTGTAAGTATTCTATAGAACGATAAATAATTCGCAAGATTTTGTTTTGTTGCGACATTTAGTTCTGTAATGTTTTTGTTTGAGTCATATCCTAATACATAGAAGTTTATACCAAGTGGATTGGATATTGGATTAGGACCATCATCTAATGATGTCTCTATTTGAAAGTCAGGAGCGACAAATGCTTTTGCTACCGAACCAAATTGTGGTGGCATCGCATAAGTTCTAACTACATAGTCTTCTCTTGTTACTGACCTGTTCTGTGCTCCGAAATATGCTTTTGCATTTTCTCTTACTTCATCAACAGTTTCTTCGAACTTACCACCAACTGCGGCTGCTTCGTTTGACATTGCTATAGAGTTTCTTGCTTGATTGTACAATGATGTATCAAGTCCTAACGTTGATGTTTCGATTTGAATGTTTCCGATTTGTGTTAAATCATTACTTGGAACATTATCCGCTACACCTTTACTTACTCTATATGTAACTGTTAGTGTTTGGTTAGCAGGAGCTACTCCATATGTTTTAGAATACAGAAAGTTTGATGGGTCTAAACCTTGATTTAAGTTACCACTTGCATTATATAATGCGGACCCAACATTGTCAGGGTTAGGAAGTAGTTCTTCGTCTGCGTTTGCAGATATACCTGCTCCAAACTGAATATGTATTTCACCATCGTCTGATACTCTTGTGATGTATCTCTTCGGTACTCTTTTTAATTTTAGTAACGAAGGTGTATCAGAACTATATGCTGAATACTCTAATGAGTACTCTTCAGTATTTGGAGTTTCTTCAAATACGGTGTCTTGACCAAGGTAATCTACCTTTGTCCAATCTTCACCGTCATCATCAGATATTTTGATTACATCTATAAGACCGTCTTCGTCTTGTAATCTAATTTTGTCATATATCTTTGGGGTACCAAATGTAAAAGTTTGTGTCTTTTCTTTACCACTTGTTGCTTTTACATATTTCTTTAAAAGATATTTAATTGGTTCGTTGTTGTTGTCATCAATTTGATAAACAGAAACTTCAGTCGGGTCGAATGAAGATGAATAGTTAAATCTTACTTTTTGATTTGTACTAAACTCAACCTCACCGTTAGATTCGGCGGATACTGTCGCTCCTTCTTTAATTGTAAGAGCGTATCTCCAATCAGGTCTAACACTGTCACCACTTCCTATTGAAGGTACTATTTGATATACACTTAAGGTTGTTGTAGCAGGTACATTTAGTTTTGGTTTGTAACCATATGCTTGTGAGATTGTAAATATATTTTTCTTTTCCTGAGCTTCTTCTAATAAAGATTCTCTTAACTGAACATCAGTATAATAAGAAAGTACGTCACCAACATATGACGCAAGTTCCAATATCATCATACCTGGCGATGACTCGTTAAAATCGTTATATGTTTGTGGGAAGTAAGTTTTTGTGAAGTCAACAAGATTATTTCTTATTTCTCCAAAATCCCTTCCTAAAAGTTTTACTTCCTTTTTTATTTTGTCTGCCATATTCTAACCCTATGCGATTGAAAGACTACCTTGTTCATCTACGTTTACTATAATTATCTGATTTGCTCCACTTTCTCCTATAGAAAACGAAAAAGAAATATTAATTCTATTTTCATTTGATAAATCATCTACTATAATTTCTTTTATATTAATATAAGGTAACCAAAATTCTATATCCTTCTGCAATCCCGCTTTTAGATTGTCAAGTAGGTTTTTTGTTATATTTTCAAACAAGAAAGATGGGACATCGGTTCCAAATAATGGTTGAAACGGTCTCTCACCTTTTCTTGTTAATAATAAGTTTTTTAAGTTAGATAGTGCCTGTTCTTCTGTCGTAAACGTGTTTGCGAATATAGGAGTCCCACCCAATGGTAATGGAATACCCACACCTATGTTTTTCTGTAGGTCTAATGGGTGATACTTTTTCTCTTCACGTTTTCTTGACATTATACTCTACCCTTCTTCGTATCTATTGCTTTCATTAACTGAGAATAGTCTCTTGTTAATGCGTTACCAACACCTGAGTTCATCACTGCGTTTACATCAACTGCTCTACCATCAGAATCTTGTGTTGGTATCATTGATTGTTGTGTTGGTTGATTACTAAGACCCATCATCGACGCCATAGTTTGTCTATCCATACCTTGAGCATGTTGTGATGTCAAGGTTTGACCACCCATGGTATCCCAAGTGTCTACTGTTTCGTTTAACAAATCAGAAAACTTGTTACCCTTGAACTTGACCTTTGGTTTTTTACTTTGAGTTTTAGTTTGAGGCGTACTCATCTCTTTAATAACAGATTCTCTGATAGTTGTTTTTTGTTTTTCAACTTCCTTACGAACCTCTTCTTTTATTAAGAGTTTTAACGCTTTTACAAATTTATTAGTGTCCATAATTGTATTTGTTTTTATATAAATATGATTTAATTAAATTATTATTACGACCAAGGTGAAACTACCGTACCGATTGTGTATGTTCCTGTTCTCATATACACGTCAACAGCATTTGAAAACTTGGTCGCAAATATTTGTCTTGATTGATATATGGGGGACACGGGGGTACCCCAAATAGTTAATAATGTTATCTTTAATGCTGCTAATCCTGCTGGTGGAGTTGCTGCTGTTGCTCCCGCTGCTATCATTCCCGCGGGAAATTGAGCGGTATACGCTGCTAACCAATCTGCAAACATTAACATAAGTTTACCGTTTGGTGCACTTGGTATTGCACTTGTAGCAAGATTTGCTTTGAATGATTGGTCCATCGGTGGTTTACCATTGACTGCATATATTATTGGATTAGAATAGGAAATAATTGCCTCACCTATTGTTTCTGCTGCGGATTCATATGTGGTTCCATCATCCACCGCATTAAAATAATTTAAGATATCATTTTTTAAATTTGCTTTTATTAAAGGCATTGTAACTTCCTATTGACTAATCTTAGATTTAAGTGCTGCCACTTTAGATACTGCAGGTGCTAATGGACCTGTAGGACCAACGGGTGTTGGATACTTTCCGTCTGCTATTATTTTTAGTATCTCTAATAAGTCATCTAAATACTCATTTAGTAATAACTTATATCCACTTGTACTAATCGCAAGATTATCTTTAGACGATAGTATAATTGACTCGTCTCTTGCATTCAAATGAATTCTACCCGAGTTCATGAAGATACCCTTATCACTATATCCACTTGTCGCAGATATTGGTGGTAAAGAATTTGGTGTTGATAATTTTACAGTCTGTCCCGATGTTAAATAAATTGACGAATCATCTTTATCAACATCTTCAATAACAAATTTATTCCAACCACCTTCTTCTTGATGGTTTCTAATTATTGTTATTGGTTTAGTTGGGTCACCACTCCAACTTGGGTCTTTTGATGTACCCGCTCCTGACGGTGTATGACCAAGTCTTATTGATTGACCATATCTACCTTCTATCAAAACATCACCACTAAATGGTTGAAGTCCTGATAAGTCTTTTACTTCATCAAAACCTGCTTCAAATTCAAAATCTTTTTCATTATTGGATTCAGGATTTCCAGCTGCTGCTTCATCGTAACCACCTGAACCACCTTTACCTTTTGATGCGGTTATTGACTTTGGTAGTACGTTGTGGTTTATATTATGTTGTAGTGAATTACTTGTAACATAAAAATATCGTCTTCCACCACCACTCGTTTTACTATCAGAACTTTTTCCTTTTACTAAATAAACAAGTTCACCTACTACGGGAACTCTTTTGATATTTACGTCAAGTGGATATACGATTTCTGTAGTTAGTGAAGACCCTGTAGAGGTTTTTATCGCTACTTCTATTCCATGTAGGTTATCACCATCACTGTCTACTAACTCTATCTTTGTTACAAGTCCATAAAGATTACTCATCTTCGTCTCCTTTGACAGGTAGGTCCTTTTCTACCTCATCTATGGCGTCCATTAGTTGTCTTTTTTCTTCGTCACTTAATAATAGACCACCACCCTCGTTGTTGTTATCTTTCATCAATCTCTGTACGATTGCTGCTAACTTAATTAATGCGTCATCGTTCTTTACAGATATCTCAAGATATTCTTTTATTAAAGGAACAACTACTGAAGCATCATTTAGGTTCTTGACCATTGGTTCAAGTTGTGCAATCAGTAGTTTTATTTGTCGGTCTTTCTTTTTTTGATTTGAATAAATGTCTGACATCAAATCTTGGAATGACCTTCCTTTAAAAATTTCGTCTTCTATGTTCATTAGATAAACTCCTCTATTCTATGATTGAGTCTGAGGTTTCCTACATTCAGATAATCAACGTATAGTTCTTTGTATACTAATTTTAGTTTTCCAATTACTTTTGTTATATATTGAGTTTGAACTCCTGTCCTCTCTCTAATAAGTATGTAAAGTGCCTTTTTGTTGTAAGAATACAGGTCTCTTCGTGTTCTAAATAATTCGTTTATTGAATCAGCAATCTTTTGGTCTCTTGGTTTGTCAAACATCTTATATAGATTTGCGTCAATATATCTAACATAGAAATCAAAGAAATCAGACATACTGTCTTTTAGGTTTTGTTCATATACTTCGTTTGTTATATTTCTTGAAGTGTCTATGTACTTTACCTCAGTCTTTTGTTTCATTCTTTGGTAGTTCTGATTATTCTCATTAAACAAGTAGTTTCTAGCTACAACTGTAAAGTATGAGAATGCTCTACCATTTGTTCCATTGAATTTGTCTATCTTCTGATTTAGAAACGCGACTACATTTGCTTTTACGTCATCATATGGTACGTCAAAGTAGTAAGTCTTGTATGTGTGAATTACATTTTCAGATAGTTTATCAAATGGATAATGAATAAACCTGTTATAGATTTTATTCTTTAACTTATCATCATCACAACCATTATACGCGTTTATGGCGATTTCTGTTATCTTTGTAAAATATCTTTTACTCCTCTTCCTTCGTTTCCTCGGCATAATACGTTTCTAATTTTTCAATGACTTCGTATAATTGTTTAAATACTGTTCCTGTCTCATCATCTGCTTCAAACGCACCTTTCGTATCTAACTCTTTCATTTTTTGCATAGAATCATCAATTCTACCTGCTATGTTTGCTATCATCTCTTCCTGTTCTTCAATCACATCCTCAGTCGCTTCATTCTTTCTAAGAAGGTTCCAAGTTGTAAATCCTAATACAACGGTTGATAATGATAGTACACTGATTACTATTATTTCTGTCATAATGTTTATTAATCTTCTACTATATCTTTAAACGCGTCAAATACATTTACTTTAGTTTCTGTACTTGTGAACGCGTTACTTAACTTAGATTGGGTTGACGGTCTTCCATTTGGATTACGAGTTCCTTTTGATTTGTCAGAACTTTTTTTCCATCTTTGGAATTCAAACTTAGATGCCATCATATCTGCTTGATGTAAGATATGTGGTAACATTGTTTTCAAAACTTTGTCTTTATTAAACTGTCTCAAGTACTCTCTACTTGATTCATCATAAACCCCATCTGTTAATCTAATACCTAAGAATTCCTCTTCAGTTAATTTAATTCCAAAGTGTATAAGGTGAAAGAAAGTTCTATCGTGTGTATCCATATAATGGTTACTTGGATTTAACTTATACATTTTACCTTGATTCTTTCTATGCCATTCTGAATCATTTTTTAGATAGTGGTCTGCGTCAACAGAACCCAACTTACCTAAGTCGTGATGTATAGCTGAAAAGATTACGGATTCTTTAGATATCTCACCTTCCTCTATCATACCTAATTCCAAATACATATTATATAACTTAAGTGCGTTTCTTGTCACTCTAAGTACATGGTCGATGTATCCGCCAGGAAATGAATTGTGGAAGTGTTCAAATGATGACGCAGGTGTGTAGATAATTCTATCTTCAAAGTGGTCATACATTTTGTTTAGTTTTTCTAATCTCTCACCTGTAAAGGATTTGTTGATTAGTTTTCGGAACTTTTCATAATTACTTTTAAGTTCCTCTGCTGTAAAGAAATTTGTCATTTTATATTATTTTATCTATTATTCCTAATTCAAGTGCTTTGTCAGAAGACATGAAGTAATCTGTTGAAGAAATATTTTCCCAATACTCTTGGTCCTTCTTACTGTGTTCTGCCATCAACACGTTACACTCTTTTTCTAACTCCTCACTAAATTTAGCGTTAGATTTAACATCACTCAATTTACCTACTACTATTGTAGACAATTGGTGTACCATAATCTTAGAGTGTTTAGAAACCATTCGGGTTCCTGTAGCACAAGTCAACAAGAGTGCTGCTGCTGACATTGCTCCACCTCTTACTATTACATTAAACTTGACACCATACTTTTCTTGAGATTTCATAAAATCGATTAACCCAAGTGTTTCTATAACATCACCACCTGGCGAATTCAATAAGATATTAAATGTCTTAATGTCTTCTCCTGCTAAATTGTTTAGTAATCTCGTTTTAGCTATAATATCAAATGTAAGTCCTGATTGTATTTCACCTTCAATGATAATCACGTTATCTTTAGTGTCAATACCATAATCAAACTGTCTGAAGTATTTTCTATCCAAATCGTTCTCCGTTGATTCTGACTTCTGTATTCTCTCTGCTTTGTCTAACTCGTTCTCTAAGTTTTCTTCGTTAAACTCTTCGCCGTATAGTGTTTCACTCATAGTTTAATTTAATTTGTTACTAATATACAAATAATTTTTGTAATTACCAAATGTTTTGTTGAGTTTATATTTTTCTTCCGTAAACGTGTTTGGGTATTGGTTTAGATTTGGGTTCGTTAGCTACCTGTTCTTCACCATAAAGAATTCTTTTATTTTCTTCAGGTGGTGCAAATCCTCTCGCTTCATCAGGTAACTTAAACCCTCTTACCCTGTCTTCTTCTTTGTCTTGTGGGACTTCCAAAACTTCTTCCACTTCTTCCTCTTGGTCTTCCTCTCCACTTGTTCCCAATGGTTCTTCGCGTTGAGATACCTCGTCCCCATCGTTCTCAGACAAAACAGGAGTGCTATTATTGATATCCCTATCATCGATGCTATCAGTATCGTTGCTATCAACATCATTATCTCCGTGGTTTCCATTCTTATTCCTTCCAATTAATTTATTTAATGCAATGACCATCGCAATTGCTAATGGGTCAAATACAAATACTATTAACAGTGTAAACCAATTTACAATTATATTCATAGGTTTACCTGTTAGTTCTGCCATATATCTTAATGGTCCTATTTCCGCTGCAACTTCGTTGTTAGATTCCAAGTCTAATACTTGTAAATCAAGTTTCGTTATTGAGTCTGTTAATTGTTCTATCTTAACGTTTATCTCTGACCTTGATTGAACCGCAGTCTCTAACTCTCTTGTTAATAATTTTCTTGTTGAGGATGATTGAGTTGTAATTATTCTACCTAAAGTATCTGTATACTGTATCTTATTATTAGAGATACCATTTCTTAAATCAAGAATGGATTCTGTTAGGTTACTTTTTTCAGTATTGAAATAATCAAGTTGTTCTTGAAATCTATCTTTCTTCAACTCAATAACATTCACTTTCTTTTCCATAACTCCTAATTGGTCTGCGGTTGTTTGGTATGCTGATGTTAAGAATCCATAGATACCTAATGATGTAATCACCATTAGTACAACAACAGCAAGTGATAGATACCATTTCATCCAACCTGCGTTTTTCCAATTGTTATGTAGGTATGAAGCAGTCACAAGTTTTGC